ACTTTATGACCCTCATTCTAAACTTAGCCAAAAAACGAGGATTTAGAGTTGATGATGGAGGCGACAACAACATTCCTTTCGTCTCTACCACAGGATAGCGCGCCCGGATATTATCGCAACGACCCTGTGGCGTTCTGCACCGATATCCTCGGCGTGCGCCCCTGGGAAAAGCAGGCGGAAATACTGGAAGCCCTGCGGGACAACCGTCGAGTCGCCGTCAAATCATGCCCCGGGGCCGGGAAAACTCGAGCGGCCGCCATGGCTGCTCTGTGGTTCTTCTGGAACTACTATCCCTGTAAGGTGATCACAACCGCCCCCAATAATCGACAGGTTGAGAAAATCCTCTGGGCGCAAATTCGCAGCCTCCACAACAATGCCGCAGGTGAGCTGGGCGGCGTCGTCCTGACTAAATCAATCAGAACGGACGACCCCGAATGGTATGCCATAGGATTTGCTACCCGCGAATATGACCAACAGAATTTCCAGGGCTTTCATTCACCAAACATCCTGATTATCGTTGACGAGGCCGGCGGGGTGTCCGAGGTGATCCATCAGGCGACCGAAATGCTGATGACATCATCCGGTGCCCGGCTACTATTGATCGGTAACCCGATAGCCACCGGCGGGACATTCTATGAGGCTTTCAGGTCGCCGAACTGGTACAGGATTACAATACAGGCCTACGACACCCCTAACGTCAAAGCCGGAGCGCAGGTGATCCCGGGCTTGATCACGCCGGATTGGGTGAGAGAAAAAGAGCAGACGCTCGGCAGCTCGAACCCGTATTTCAAAAGCATCGTTCTGGCTGAGTTTCCAACCGAAGGCGAAGATGCGCTAATCCCTCTGTCGTGGGTAGAGGCAGCAATCGAACGATGGAAAGAACAGCAGGACGACGGGCCTTCCCAGCCGGTTATCTGCGGCTGCGATCAAGGATATTCCGGTCCCGATCCCACCGTGCTGGTCTGGCGGGCGGGGAATCGAGTTACCAAAATCGAGCGATTCCCCCACCAGAACAACCCGACCATGGAGACGGCCGGGATGCTGAAACTCGAGGCCGAGCGGGGATGCAGCATAGGCATAGATATAATCGGCGTTGGGGCGGGAACATACGATCGACTCAGGGAAATGTCTGTGGAGGTCACCCCGGTCAATTTCGGCGAGCGCACAGACCGAACCGACCGAACCGGTTCATTCGGGTTCATCAATAAACGCGCTGCACTGTGGTGGGCTCTGCGGGAAGCCCTTGATCCCGAGGGATCGATCAAACTCGCCATCCCGCAGGACGACTATCTTATCGCCGATTTGACGGCGCCTAAATGGACGAGAACCTCGACGGGTAAAATCAAAATCGAATCCAAAGAGGACATCAAGAAGCGACTCGGCCGCTCCACAGATGCGGGCGATGCGCTGGCGATCACCTTCGCGGTCAATGCCGGCGCCGTGCCCTATGCGTCAGCCGATAGCGAGGGCATCATTGACAACTATAAAATATCCCGATGGGGAGGGCTCCGGGAGGACGTTTCCATTGATCGGCCACCCATATTTGGTGGAATTGCAAGAAGGATGATGAGCCATGAAGAATAACGTCATAACCAAACTGATCGAATCGGTCGCATCGAGGGCTCTGGACAGGGAGGCAATCGCCAGGCTTGCCGAGCAATACCAGATCAATATCGGCGGATCATCCATTGATGATATAGACTCCTACCTATACCGCCCGCTTACCGCCAAACCTATGTTGGACCGATCCCTCGACGTGATCAAGCAAGAGCAGTTGATCCGGGTGGCGGATTATCTCTTTAAGACCAGCCCGGTAGCCTACCGGGGGGTTAAGCTCGTCGCGCAGTATGTAGTGGGGTCGGGCTTTAAGATCCGGGCGAAGGACGATAAAGTGGCCGAGGTATTACAGGAGCACTGGGATGATCCGGACAATAACTGGGACATCAATCAGACGAGAGTGCTTGAATCGTTGTTAGTGTTCGGCGAATACGTCCCCAGAACCTTTGTGAACACCATAAATGGCCATGTCACCCTCGGCAGCCTCGACCCGTACCTGATTAAGGAGGTGATAACCGACCCGGAGAACATCGCCAAGGTCATTGGCATCGCCCAGAAAACCTCGATTGATTCGCCGAATACCGTAACCTACAGATCGGTGCGCATAGACCAGACGGGCAAGCTCGCCAAGGATTTACCCCTATATCGGGGGAAGAATACAATCGGCAGGCGCGTCGGGGAGGTATTTTACTTTTCGCTCAACCGGGGTTTGAGTGCCAGGCGGGGGTACAGCCCCCTATTGGTCATCGCCGATTGGCTCGACGTCTATGAACGGTTTGCGTTTATGCGGGCGGAAAACCGGGCGAAATTGGACGAGTGGATTCGTTCGGTTAAATGCAAAGGGTTCACCCAGGCGCAGATTGATGAATTCAAGCAGCGATTTGACCGGCGCCCCGGGGCGGGGAAGTACATTTTCCACAATGAGAATGTCGAAATCAGCACGATCTCACCCAACCTGAACGCGGCGGATGCGAAGGAGGACGGCTTGCTTCTGGCGGGCTTGATCCTGGCCGGGCTGGGGTTACCCATCCATTGGGTGTTCAATATCGGGGAGACCACCAATAGAGCCTCGGCTCTGGCGATGGGCGACCCGACCGTGATGCAGCTTATGTCGCTCCAGTCGTATTATGGATACATCCTCAAATCAATCCTGCAATTTCACCTCGATCAGGTCAGGATATTTTCGAGCTCCAAGCTGAATGGGGTTAAACCCGAGGATGAGGGATTCGAGCTCATTGCCCCGCCAATCAACGTGGCGGATGAGGAAAAGGAAGCCCGGACGCTTAAGGACGACACCGAGAGCGTTCTGGTCGCGGAGCAGCAGGGATGGATTTCGAAGGCCGACGCGGCGAAAATCTGGACGAATATGGCATCCAGGCGTTTTAAACAGGAAATCGAGCCAGAATCTCAGGGACGGGAAAGTGAATCAGCCGGTTTAATGGTGAATATGTTCTGAAATGCCAGCGCGCAAATCAGCCTATGCCCGCAAGATTGCTCAACAGATCAGAGCGGTCAATCGCCTGGACAGGGAGATTACCCGACGAATCCAGAAGGCGGCCAAAGAGGCAAGAGCAAAAATACACGATAAACTCCGGGAGCTGGCGAGTGCGAGGGCTAAACGTCTGACCCCTAATCAGGTCAGTTACCTGCGGACGGAGGCGGCGAGAGAACTTGGAGCATTCAGGGCTAAAGCCATACGCATCTTGAGCCAGGGGATAGAGCAATCCCAGGAATTGGGGGCTCTGGCTGGAGAAGCGGCTCTTGAACAGATCGGAATCTCCGGGGCTGTCATTCCCGCAGCCTCACCCCAGATTACGGCTCTCGCCATGGAGTATGGGGCGGACCTGATCACGAAAATAACCGAGGAGACTCGACGGGCAATCAATGCTGAGCTGATGAGGGCAATACTTGGAGAATTGACACCGTATGATGCGATGCGGGCAGTGGACAAAGCTATGGGGGTCGGGCTTAAACATGGGATCACCATGAAAGCGGAGCGGATCGTTCGCACGGAATTAACTCGGGCTTATAGTATGGCGCAGGCTGCATCCCTGAATTCAATCGCCGGGCAACTGCCGGATGAGACCCGGCCGAAACTAATGAAAACATGGATATCAGCCAAGCACCCGGGCAGGACCAGGCCGGCGCATTGGGAGGCGGACGGGCAAACCGTTCCCTATGACAAGCCGTTTATCGTCGGCGGCGAGGAGTTGGATTTCCCCGGCGACCCAAAGGGCTCGGCAGCCAATACAATCAACTGCTTATGCCGCATGGTTATCAATACCGAGAAACTCGTAGGGTAATTAAAATGGGAATCAATTTTAAAAACCTCCCCGAGAAGATACTACATATCCCCGCATTTGTATCGTTGGTGGGGAGCTCAGTAACCGATCCTGAAAACGCCAACGATATAGACTTGCTGATTAGAGGCACATTTGAGATAAACGAGGGTGTAATGCCCCCGTTAATGAAAGCCATCCCCGAGGAGAAGCTGCATTTCGTATTCTCTCCTACCGGGCCGCATAGCGAATACATCCCTCTATACGATCTCTATCTGGTGAGGCGGGAGACCCCGAATATCAATCGGGTCGTCGAGGCTATCCGCTCAGCAATGACAGACATTATCCCTCTGAAATCAATGGGCGAATTCGGCAAGCACGAATTTACCGATCCATTTGAGCTCGCCAATAAATGGGCCTCCAGCCGCCGCAAACGGGGGTTTTCAGTTGAGCCCAAAATCAACGGCTACCGCTGTATCATTCAGAGGCAGGGCGATAAGATTCGAATATATTGGCGGGATCCTGATGAAAACCGCGCCGAAAAACTGCCGCACCTGAAGGCCGATGCCCAGCAAATTCCAGGCGAATGGATTCTGGATGGTGAGCTTTTAGATTATGACGAGTCGAGCAAGCCGGTTGAGCGGGTTGAGATGGCCAAACTGAACTCCGAGGATTATGACGATTCCCGATTACGTTTCTGGGCATTCGATCTGCTGTACTTGGACAATCAGGATCTGGCAACTAAGCCGTTAAGGGACCGTCGGCAAAAATTAGAAAATTTACTGGAAGGGGTCGATCTTAAGCACATCCGCCTATTGGATGCAGCCATCCTGGAGCCGGGAAAGGACGGCGAAATAGACGTCAACGATTTTTTCCATGCGCTCGATCAAATGATGAAATGGCCAGCTTCCGAGGGGGCGATGCTAAAAACGCTGGATTCCGTCTATTACATTGATGGCCGTAAAACGCCCGATTGGGCGAAATTTAAACAGACTGAGGACATCGTTGTCCGAATCCTTGACAAGCAAAAGGTCAAGGGGGCTGGGGCCTGGAATTATAAATGCGGGGTGCAGGTGCCGAAGGAGCGTCGGGATGAAATCGGCTTCGTCCAGGAATACGACGGTAAGGATTACGCCGTATTAGGCGAGACACTTTCGACTTCGCTCGATGCAGAGGTCGGGGATTTGATCGAGGTGCAGGTCCAGGAGATTAACGTCAGCGGGGATAAGGTAAAGACGATCTCCTGGCAATCGG